TAGTCAAATGCAAACCGTGGTCTCATGGATTGACGAAAGACCATTAAAACCAGTTCTACCTGTGTCATCAGGAGTTAAACCAAATCAATTATTTATTGTTGAGGGTAAAGGTAGAAAAGGTATAGGTGGATGGTATGCACGAGAACATAACGTAATTGCATTGAATAAAAATGCATTTACAGAAGATCACGTAACTATCGGTGGTCACGAATTTATCCATTATTTAGATTTCAATAGCTCAACATTACGGCAAGCAACAACAAAATTCTACAACTACAGAACACGACTTGACAGAATTGAACTACACCCACAAGGATATGTCAAAGTTGATAACTGGGGCAGGGATTATGCTGGTCTAGTAATGTCAGATCTATCGTTTACGGGAGCTGAAGTCCCCTCCGTAGGCATTGAATTCCTACTTCAAGACCCTCTGGCATTTGCTGAACGTGACTTTGAATACTTCAAATTTATGGTGGATAACGTACTATGTTCATCGCAACAATAACCGTAAGTGGGCAAGAGTCTAATTTGATTTATGACAATCAAAGACTATTTTTTGATGGATACTTAGAACCATTGAATGAAATAGCAAACACCAAAAAACTTATGAAGGATCTAGGTATTATGGTTAGCGTTTTGCCAGCCCAAGTAGATATCGTTGAGGCTTTATCCAAATATAAAAATGTACGTGTTGAATACGTCAACATAATCCCAGAGTTTGAAAATCAATCAGAAGTCCTAATTTAGGTATGTGGGATACTTACACCATGGACGTGCTTACAAGTAGTGTAGACGGAATCAAGAGCGACCGGCTCGGTTACGTGAAGGGTTATCTGGTGCGCTTTGGCGATACCCAGAGTGCTGACCTTGAAGGTGATTATTTCACCAAGTCAACCGACTACGGCTTTCCAATGTCCGAAGGTAAGCGGGTTCCTCTCAATGTGTACTACCACCACGGTATGGATACAAGTGTAGGCAAGAAGTCTATCGGTACCGGTTACATCAAGATGGACAATACCGGGCTTTGGTACGAGGCTCAGTTGGATCTAGCCGATGAGTACGGGTCCATGATTGCAAAGTTATGCAAACAAGGCAAGATGGGCTTTTCATCTGGTGCAGCTGCACACTTGGTAGAACGGAAAAGCATGGGTGATGTTTCTGAAATCACCCGGTGGCCTATCGCTGAGGCAAGCATCACACCGACACCAGCCGAGTATCGTAACAGCGTCAAAAGCCTAAAGGAGTATTACGGCATGGAGCCTATGATGGGTATGGAAGACGAAGAGATGGTCATGGCTCCAATGCCTGAACAGTCACCGGAAGAATACGCCATGTCGGTCTTTGATGAGTCTGAAGGTGACCTTATCCATGAGGGGCTTGAAGCCTACTACGATGCGCTCTGCGGGGCTATCGAAGCGGTATCAGATCAGACCATGGCGGATGCCGTGATTGATGAATTTGCTCGACGTGCCAAAGGGCTATATGCCATGCACGGCATGAAGAGCGTACAACCCGCATCCCTGCGGGGTGTAGAACGTCGGCTGCGGGATGCAGTCGGTCTCAGCCGGTCAAGTGCCAAGCGCTTGGCTCCAGTAGTCTGGGAATCTCTGCGGGATGCAGACCAGCCTGATGAGCAGCCGTCCATCGTAGTCGAGGCGAAAGCCCATGATATTGATGAGCGAGCCGACATACTGGCACGCTTGGAGTTGTTACAACAACTATGAACCTTACACAGTTACAGAATCAAAAAGAATCTGTGCTTGCTACCGCCCGTGAACTCGCTTCCGGTAACGGTGACCTTGCACAGGTCAAGAGCCTGATGGCAGAAGCCAAGGGCATCGAAGAGCGTATTGAGACCATCAAGGCACTCGGACAAGGTCACCCTGTCGCTACTGAAGCACCAGCAGAACAGCCATGGAAGTCCGGCGGTATTGGACGCAATCCATTCGTTGGTACCCGTGACGAAGCGAACTATAAAGCATACGCATGGGGTCAATGGGGACGCTCTATCATGGGCAACCGCAAAGCATCCGACTGGGTAAAAGCCAACCTTAAGGCACAGTCTGAAGGCACGACAACCGCTGGTGGCTTTACCGTACCGGATCCACTGTCGTCCGACCTTATCTACCTGCGTGAGCAGTTCGGTGTTGCTCGGCAGAACTGCCGCATCTATCCGATGAGTTCTGATGTCTTGAATGTGCCTAACGCAACGGCATCGACCACTGTGTACTATCCGGGGGAGAATACCGCTATCACGGCATCCGACCTCACATTTGCACAGGTCAACCTTGTAGCCAAGAAACCATCTGTCCTTACTCAGGTATCTAAGGAACTGGCAGAAGATAGCATCATTGACTTTGGTGCAACACTTGCCCGTGACATGGCTTATGTCTTGGCTAAGGAAGAAGACCGTGTTGTTTTCAACAACGCAGTCGATAGCACCAGTGGTCTTGATGGCATCCTCTATGCTGTTTACAGCAGCAACGGTACCAAGGCTAACATCGCCTCGCTGCAGGTCTTCACAACCGGTCAGACCATCACGTATTCACCTACGTTGGCTAACCTGAAGGGCATGGTCGCAAAGTTGCCGACATATGCTGCACAGGCTAAGTGGTTCATGCATCGTGAGATTTGGTATAACGCCATCGCTCCTTTGCTTGATGCACTTGGTGGTAACTCGATTATGGACATCCAAAATGCATACGGTCCTACGCCTATGCTTTACGGATATCCAGTCGTTTTTGTACAGAACATGGCTAAGACCTTGGCAGCCACCACGCCTTATATCTTGCTTGGTGACCTGAGCATGGGTACAGCGTTCGGCGACCGTCGTACGGTTACCATCGAAGTATCCGACCAGTACTACTTCAACCAAGACGCACTCGCGTTCAAGGCAACTGAGCGTTTCGCATTCAAGGCGTTTGACATCGGCAACGTGGATGCAACAGCAGCCAACCGTGTACCGGGAAGCCTTATCGTTGGAGCATCCGCAGCTACATAAGGCGAGCGGTTCGTATCTCAAGCCCTCGGCAGACGTGCCGGGGGCTTTTCCTTTGTGTGGGATACTGACACCATGATGACCAGAGCCGAGGCAATCGCACAAGTATCCTTATTTGTGTCCGCTCAAAGTTACCCGCAGATGTCCACTACGGACATTGGCTCAATCCTTGATTCGTTCTCACGCTTCACCACGTGGGCAGCTGCAACCACTTACGCAGTAGGTGACCGTGTAGTCCCTACAACGCCAAACGGCAGGGTATACGAGTGCCGCGTAGCCGGTACGTCGGGTGCTAATCAGCCAACCTTTCCCGTGTATGCACCGTATCAAGTCAAAGGCTTTACGCTTGAAGATGGCACCGGAGACCCAACCCTGATGTGGGTAGACCAAGGTCCAATCAATACCGAGCGCTACGATGTTCGCACAGCAACACGCCAAGCATGGCTGATCAAAGCATCAAGGGTAGCCGCAGACATCGATGCTAAAGAAGGTACGAGCGACGTAAAACTTTCTCAGTTGATGCAGAACTGCTTGACCATGGCAGACAAGTTTAGACCAGTGGTGTTCGCATGAGTCCGATTCTACGCGCAACCATCAGCGCTGGCATGGTACGCAACCTTTGCCAAGACCGGGTAGAAATACACCGCTTCACGCTTACCGAAGATGGCAGGGGCGGTGCTACTGAAACGTGGCGTAAGGTTGCCGAGTACAACGCTAGGCTAACCAACCAAAGCGACACAGAGAGCATTGTAGGCGGTGGCATCCAGTCATCTGCACAGTGGACGCTGATAGTCGCTGTAGGGGCTGATGTGATGCCACAAGACCGGGTCTACCGGGTAGGCGATGAAGCCAAGTACTACGATGTAGTCGGTAGTGACTTTGGACAGACTGAATTATTAGTACAGCACGTAGGGCTGGTGGAGCGTACATCATGACAGCATCGGAATGGACTACGATAGGCATCAGTGTTTCGGGTGCTGTTATCTCGTTACTGGTCTACATCATCCAGTTCCTCCACCGTATGGACAAGCGTGGAGCGGTAGACACGGCAACGATCAAAGACCACGGGCATCGTATCGGTAGGCTGGAAACTGCAACCGGTGAACTGAAAACGCAGGTTACAAAGTTGGAGGCGAAGCAATGAACAGCATTTCAATCAAGCGGTTGGTGGTCGTTGTGATCGTGGCTTTTGTAGCTGCATTCACTTCCGTTTTCGGCGATGGTATCCGCACAAGCGAAGCACACGACATCTCCGAGCTCGGCGCAGTGCTGGCACTCTACGGGAGCAAGGCGGTAGCGGCGGGTGTCTCCGCTGCGGTGTCCAGTGTGCTGGCTTTCTTGACGATGCCGTTCAAGGGTGTAGGGATGAATGCACTGAAGGTGGGCAAATGACACAAACCAAAACACTCACTGCCGTAAACATTGACAATAATGGCGGTGTGATGTGCGTGTTCTCCGATACAGGCGTTTATTATGCATCTGTTGCGCAGTTACAGGATGCTGTGACTCAAGCCGCGTCTGGGTCTGATAATCAACTTCAGATGTTGCTTTTGATGCTCTGGATGCAAGATAACATCATCGGTCGTACAGCGGTTCTTGACACAGACAACGCGGAGAATGTGGTGACTACTTATGCCTAATTATGAAGGGCCAGCATTTTCGTTTAAGCAACTAGCACCAACTATAAATATAGCGTATTTGTGGTCAGTTGGTCATTACGCTTTTAATACATTCAAGGCAACCGGCAACCACACTATTATTTCTTTACGCATCCCCGGGCAACGTGGTTCTACTGCGTCAGGTACTTTACGGGTTGGTATACAAACTGTAACCGGCGCACAGATGAACAGTTTCCCTGATGGTACGTGGTTAGCATATGAAGATATCTCAGTATCGACATATACAACTTCGATGGCATCTAAATGGATAACGCTAACCGTACCGTATACGCTAACTAAAAATACATTTTATGCAATCGTTGCACAGGCTCAAAGTGGCACATTCTCCGCTGGTGCCAATGAATTTCAAGTTGGATATACAACAAATTCATATACTGCTGGCATTAGATATTTTCCAACAGTAGGCAGATTTGGGCCTGCAACTCAAACAAGTATCGGAGATTATGTTTTAGGGTATAGGACATCTAGTCAAGCGTATTACGGGGTAATTATGCCTTTAGCCGATGATGTTGCGGGTAACGTTGAGATGGGGGCAAGGTTTGTTGTTCCATCTGGTCAATACTCATCGATTGAATGCTTAGGTATTCGCAATAAATCTAATGCAATAGCACAACAAACAGTGCGTCTATATGATGCATCAAATAATGTAATCGCTACAGCGACTCCTAAATTCGACAACAGTTTTGGGCGTATGATTTATGACACCTACTGGGATACAGCGGTGAATTTAACAGCCGGGCAAACTTATTATTGGGGAACCGTATGCCCTACCTCTACTCAGTACAGTTCACAAATATCGGTTGATGCGGTTACCGACTGGTTAGCAGATACATCGTGGCAGTTTGCCAAAGCACGTAGAACAACGCCGGTTACTGGTGCGTGGACAATTACCACAACTGAAAATTACGAACATCAGTTGATACTTGGGGATTCGATTGTTTCAGCTCCGCCATACTTACCAACTGAGCGCAACGCATCTACAATCACAATCGCCCCCGCCAGTACATCACAAAGTATCGAGTTGTACTTAGGTGTAATAGGATTGACCTTTGCATCATCCGGTCTAGCGGCCTACTACGTCCGCAACCAGAGCGCTCCGGTGGCTATCACGCTGGTCACGCAGACACCTACAGGCGCGTGGACATCTGGTGGCTTTGCTGAGATTGATTCCTCCCTCGTGCCGGGCGTGTATCGGCTTGATGTTCCTAACGCC